ACGATCCTTCTTGAGATCAAGTCGATGAACGACTCGAAGTTCAAGGAGTGCGAGAAGTCTGGCGTCAAGTTTTCGCATCGCCACTACTACGGACAGATTCAGTTCATGCTCGGCATGGCAAAGATCGAGAAGTGCTTGTTTGTGGCCTACAACAAAAACAATTCGGACTACCTATCAGAAGAGGTTTTGTTTGATGAGTTTGAATACGAGAACCTCAAGTCAAGAGTTGAGACGATCCTTTCCGGGAGAGCCAGAAAGGCGAGTCAAGACGAAGCTGACTGGAGATGTCGAGGGTGCTTCAAGTTTGATGCTTGCTGGAAAGGCAAAGAGCCTGAAGTGAAATCTAAACGAACATGCGCAAACGCAAAGCCGTCAAAGCACGGAGAGTGGGTGTGCGATAAGGGATGTCAAGAATCATGTACCAACTGGACGAGATACGAACCACTGGCAAAGGATTCTTCTATCTAGCATCCCCGTATTCGCTTGACGGGGTCGCTACTGAAGAAGCCAAAGAACGTCGATTTGCGTCGGCGGTGAAGTGCCAAGCCTATTTGATGGAGAGCGGCGTTGATGTTTACTCTCCGATTGCGCACTGGCACGAGGCTCAAAAGACGATGAAGAAGCACGACACCAAATGGTGGCTTGCCAAGTGCCTGCCATTCTTGCGTGACTCAGAAGGTCTGATTGTTCTGATGTTGCCACTATGGGAAGTCAGTGCTGGTGTGAAGTGGGAAATTGAATTCGCGCAAGCAAATGGAATGTCGATCTCGTACCTTCCAGACAATGTGTGGGAGGAGTCAAAGTGAACGAACGAAAGAGAGTAGACCTTGTTCTTGAGGTCGTTGAACTTGAGCACGAAATTGACAGCGTGAAAGAGCGCATTCGAGACATCGAGTGGCGCATCGACCGTGGTGACACAACCGTCTCACACGATCATCGTCAGAAGGCGATTGATAAACACAGATGGCTGAGTCGTGAATTGGCTGAAAAACGTAAGGAGTTAATCAAATGCGAGTCATCGGTTTAACAGGCCCAATGGGCTGCGGCAAATCAACTGTTGCTGCACATCTTGAGACGAAGGGGTACACCAGAATCAAGATGGCTGGCGTATTGAAAGAGATGATGCGAGCCATGGGCCTTGGCTACGAGCACATCGAGGGGAGCCTAAAAGAGGTTCCGTCTCCCTTGTTGTGTGGCAAGACTCCGCGCTTCGCCATGCAAACCATCGGAACCGAGTGGGGCAGGAACACTATTGGAGAAAACCTTTGGTGCAACATCTGGGTTGCTCAAGCTCTTCAGGCTTTGCGAACGCACTCGTTCGGAGTTGTGTGCGACGACATCAGGTTCCCGAATGAAGCTGACGCGCTCAAGTCTGTGGGCGGCGTACTCATTGAGGTCGTTCGCCCCGGTCATGAAAAAAGCGCGTCTCACGAATCGGAAACCTTTGACGTAGTCCCAGAGATCAAACTGCTTAATGACCGCTCAATCGAGCATCTCATTTTTTCTGTTGACGCTTTGCTGGGCGTGATGCCTTCGGCTCAACCGAGTCTTTTTTCGCAGGATGACGACGGGGTTTCTGGTCACCCTGTGTAGAATCATTGGCATCAGTTGCCACTGAGTTCGGCGTCCCAACGGACGCCGTTTTTTTTGCCTCGTCTCCGCCGAATGCAGCAAGTCGTTTTCCCCATGAGTACATGGAGAAAGCTCGGCGCACATCGTTCCAGAACTTCACAATGTATGCCGTCATGATTGACCAGTAAATCATCTCTTCCCCCTTGGTTTCTTTGCAGTCTTCGCCGCATTGCGGAAGTCTGCATTAGTCGGAGCAGACTTCGAGCCAACCGGATTCATTTTCTCGCCGGAGCCTGCGGCTATTCGTCTTTGTTTTGCGTGGATGTTGGCATAAAGACCTTGTTTTGGCTTGCTCATTTGAGTCCCCTTTCCATGGCGTTCTGCATGGCCTCTGTCTTCTTGTCAGAGCCAGCGCTGGAGCCGAAGTAGTAGCTGACAACTTGGTCTGCTTTGGCGCTGACGTAGCCGATCAGTGTGCCGACAATGCCAGACATCACTGGGTCTTTGAGACCCTCGACCAATCCCGCAAGAACCATATAGACCGATGTCAGGAAGCCGCCAATGATGAGCGCAGCAAGAATGCGAGGAGTCCAGTCTTTGATCGCAGCCTCTCTGTCTCGGGCGGACTTCCTGTCATCCATCTCGATGCGCTTGATGTCGACCTCAAGCTCTCGCATCTTGACCTCAAAGTCGAGGTTGGCTTTCTTCAACAGCAAGAGTTGGTCTGGCGTTGCACCAGCAACTGCTGCCGCTATTTTCGACTCGTCTGCTGCCTCGTCTCCGAGAAGGATGGTTGCAATCGTCTTGGCTGCAATGCCACCCATAGGGCCGCCTAGCGCGGCCCCCAGTGTTGGAGCAACTGCTCCGAGAATTCCTTTTGCTGCTCCCCATAGGTCTGCCATGATCTTCTCCTTATGAAAGTTCAAAGTGCGGTGCGTCGATGAATGGACGCTTGTTTTCTCTGCGGCAGAAGTCGATGTAGTACATCATCGCCTCCTCCATTGTTCCTCTCCACATGCGGATGTCAGGAACATTCCACGCAGCGCCCCACCTGATCGCCACGTTCTTCTCGATTGCAGCCTGCTTCATCGCATCTGCAATGTCGTCATAGAGGTTATGTTCCCAACTGAGACGACCATCAATGTAGGCAGCCAAGTCCACTGCCTTGCCGGTGATGTGCTTCGAGTTCATCGTCTGACTTGCGCCAGACTCGACGAGTTTCTTTTGCTCTTCCGGCGTTCTCAATCCCTGCGTCACACCAAAGTCGATCTTTGTGTACTCAATCGCCAGCTTGACGACATCGACAAGGTTTTTGTCGACGCCCTCAAGCCTTTGTTTGCTTCGTTCAGATAGTGCGAACATGGCTGCTCCTTACTTGAATGGATCACCGCCGAATGGGTCTTTGCCTCCACCGAACGGATCGTTGGACATACCGTCAAAGTACGCTTTCTTCTTGCCGCCCTTACTTGGTTGACCCATCAGGTCTGCGGCTGACTCTCTGAAGTCTCGGCTTCCACCAAGGACAGGGATGCGCGACGCAACCACTCGTGCTGCTTCACGTTTCTGACCATTGGTGTCTGCGCCAGCAATCATGTCTTGCACGCCGCCAGCTACCTTGAAG